ATGACGACGCCAAAACGCAGTGTTCGCGCAGGTGTAGAAGACCGCTGGCACCGGCCCGCGAGGCGCGGCGAACAGGTGTATTGGCCTGCGGACCAGTCCGCAGGGCCGACATGGTGTACCGATCCGAAGCACTCCAAGACACCCGGAACGATGGTCTGCACCGTCCGCCACGGCCAAGGCAAGCGCTGGCTAGCGCGATGGGTCGACAACGACGGCAAAGAGGCAACTAAAGCGTTCGAGAAGCGCGCCGACGCGCAGAGGCACGCCGACGCCCAAAAAACCGATCTCAACACCGGCACGTACACCGACCCCCGCCGCTCGGCGGTGACGTTTGGCGCGATGGCCGAGGCGTGGCTTAGAACTAAGGAGGCCGCGAAGCGGGCACCGAAGACGATTGCCGGTTACCGGGGGTTGCTTGACGTGGTGATCCTGCCCAAGTGGAAAGACGAACCGCTTAAGGACATCGACCACGAACGGCTACAGGAGTGGGTGACGTGGCTGTCGACCGATCCGGCCGCACGTAGGCATGTCAAGAAAGGCGACGAGAAAGCCGCGCTCTCCCCCGCGCGTGTGATCCAAACCCACCAGGTAATGCACCAGGTGTTTACGTATGCGATCCGGTCCAAGTATCTAGCAGTGAATCCCGCCGATTCCATCGTGTTGCCGGGTAGGCCGCAGAGTAAAGACATTGCGCTTACCCATGACCAGGTTCGCCAGCTCGCGGATGAGACAGCTAACGCCGAAGGGTCGGTACGTCGCCGAAGCGACACAGCCCCCGCGCGTTTGGCGCCGGAGGCACTTGCCACACTCGTCACGTTCCTTGCCTATACGGGCTTGCGGTTCGGTGAGTGCGCGGCGCTGCGGGTGCGCGACATTGACACGGACAAGCGGCGCGTCCTGGTCGATAAATCCATTACGGGCGTTCGCGGCCAGGGCCGTATAGAAGGCGGCACAAAGACGCACCAGAAGCGAAGCGTGCCCGTCTTGACGAACGCGCTCAATGATGAGTTGAAACAACTGATAGCGGGCCGCGACCCGGCCGAGTTCCTGTTTCCCGGCCCTGATGGGAACGCGATGACGGTTGGGTGGTTCCGCGTCCGGTTCGACCGGGCGACGGCCAAGCTTGGCTTAGATGGCGTCACGCCCCATACGCTGCGCCATACGGCCGGTTCGCTGGCGATCAGTGAGACGGGCAGCGTTGTGACCGCATCCAAGCTTCTTGGGCACCGAAACGTCACGACGACCGCGAACGTCTACAGCCACATGCTTGAGGGCGATTGGGACCGCCTGGCGGCGGCAATGGATAGGGCGACGCAGGCTCGTAGCGGCAAGTAAGGCCCGCGTTGGACATTGAGTCCCGTGGAGTGCCGCAGAAACAATGGTCGAACATAATTTCGACCGATCTCTTCGCGTTGTCACCCTCAGCAGTTATTCTGAGTGTAGGTGGTGGACGCGCTCAGCAACCGGCGACAAGCAGTAGCCGCGTCCAGTGCGCGCCTTATGCGTGACCTAACCCAAACGGCAGGGGTTCACTTTGCGCTGCCGACTTTGCAGAGGAATGCAACTGTGTCCAGCTCCGAAATCATTTATGCCGATGAGGTCGCCGCGCTCCTGCGGCGCAGCCTCGACACCATTCGGTACTGGGATCGCGTCGGCAACGTTTTGCCACCGTCCCATAAACTCGGCCGGCGGAAGTATTGGCGGCGCTCAGAGATTGAATCCCTAATCACGAAGTAAGCCCGAGCATGACAACCGAATACGCAAAATCGCAGCTCAGCCAATCTGTTATACTTGAATTAACGGGCGAAAATTGGAAACCCGTTCCGGGCTTATCGCCCACCATCGCCGCATCCGCCGACGGAATCCTTAATCCGTCATTCGGTCCTGGCATTCGTTACCACCCGCGTTACGGCCTGTATGTCCCTGTCGCGGACGAACGGGTACCCAACGATGTCCTTATGCCGGTGCATCTACTTGTCGCCGCAGCGTGGCTCTCGGCGCCGGATCACCTGTCGGACTTTGAGCTGCGCAAGTTCATGCACTCCCTAGTGGTGCATAAGGACGGCAATACGCTCAACAACCGGCCGGAGAATCTGGCGTGGTCGGACTGTCCTGGTGAGGGTAGCGAGGCGTTCTATCGGTGGTTGATGAAAGCGCCGCCGTGGGCACGCAAGCCACGCAGCAAGGGGGAAGCATGATCGCTCACACCGAAGTGACACCGACGAAACGAGTGCTTGAGTCGGACTTTGACGACGAAACGAAGCTCATATTTCTTGGGGCACTCATGTCGTCGCCGTGTCGGGACTGCGCACGTGAAGCTCATAAGGCGCTACACAGGCTTGACGGAGCGCGATGTGGCGGTTGATAGGTATGCGGTGCATTACCGCGACGGGTGGGAAGGTATTGGCCTCGACACCGATAAGCCGAAGCTGACACGTCTAGTTGCGCTGGCATACGCGCGTACCGACGAGAACGGACACGCCCGATTCTTGCGCGGCGAGCTGATGAAGAAACTAGACACGAACAAGCAGGGCGTTCAGAAGCTCATTGATCGGGCAGTACGTGATGGCTGGCTAACTGATTTGTCGTGCTCCGAGTGTCTGGTAGCGCCACCGTTTGTCAGCGATAAGCGTTATCACGCTGGGCCGTGCCCGGTTCATGCGCTCATGCGGGAGTTGGGGTCCAAGAAGATCAAAGACGATTCTAAAGCCGCAGGCCAGGCCATATAAAAAAATCCAAATTCGGTTACCGGGTAACCCGAATTGGATGACTTCGGCAGCCGTGGGTAACCCGATTCGGATAAAAGAGAGACAATGATCGAAGTACAGAAACACGCCGATGGAACGACCACGCTAAGCGTCCGGCTAAGCGACGCCGAAGTCGCAAGGCTAGTGCGACAGCTAACGGACCCGCGCGCACCGGAGTCAGTAAGCCCGGCTAAGGCGCGCTTAATCCGGTACCGGATGGGCTAATGGCGGCCCTAAGAATCAATGCAGCCACACCCGGCGAGAACCGCTACGTCATTGACCAACACGGCCAACACATCGTGCTAAGCCGCACCAGCAGCAAGGGGCGTGCCGCGAGTATCGCGTTCACGCCCGCCGACGTAATCACCGTCGCTAACGCGATGGTTGACCTCCTAGAACAAGAACAGGAAACAACAAATTGAGCACCATAGTCCTTAACCCTGAGTCGTATGACTTCGCTTTGTGTGCGGGCGAGAACGGCAAGACCCTTATCGGCCTGCGAGTAAACACGCCGGAGGGCGCTGTCGTCGTCCCCCTGACTAGCGACGACTCGTTTTCCGTGGGCGCCCTACTGATCGCTCACTCTGATTATGTGGAGAAACGCCCTGTCCGCACCTGGAACTAGCGTGCAGCGCCCGTGTCTGGGCTGCGGGTGCCTGATTGCCAGCGGTTCACGTTGCCAGGAGTGCCGACCAAAACGCCGGCCAGCGTCAGGGCGCAAGGGGCGGACGGCGACGGACTGGCGGTGGCGGAACCTTAGCCAGCGCCTAAGGAAGCTAAGCCCCTTCTGCGAACGCTGTGGTTCGCGTGAAGACCTAACGGTCGACCACGTGATTCCAATCAGCGACCCCGTAGGCGCCGAGCTGGTTTACGACGAGCTAAACCTGCGCGTCCTATGCCGCCGCTGCAACGCTGAGCGAGGCTACCGCTGCACTCAGGCTGAACGCCGACAAGTGCTTCAAGCAATTCGCCGCCGCAGGCCACGGAGCCGCCTAATATCACCCGAACGGGACGCAAGAGCGGGATAACGATGGAAACAGAGAAAGAAGTTCCAGCGACGTGCGTTGGCCGCTGGAACACGATCAGGCACCCCGGCACTGGTCAATGGGTGAAGATTCGGGAAGTGGCGCGGGGCAAGGTTGTTGCCGAAAGAACCGGCACCCAAGTGGGCCACGAAACCGCCGACATCTGGGTAACGCTGGAAACCGGCGAACAGCTCAGGTTCATGTACGGCGATAAGGTCATCCGCAAAGTTGATCGACCCGTCTGACTTCGGGTCGCATGCCCGCCGGAAGTGGGCGGCAGGACGGCCCATCCCCCGACAGACACGCCCTACCGCCCACGAGCAGCGGCCCGCCCCCCAGGCGGTGCACGCTGCCAGGCCAACTGATCCCAACCACGAGGAACTCATTCAGCCAACGTCAATGTAGGCGAAGGACTCGTGCCGAAAACACTGACTAAAGTCGGCATTGTGCTAGGCGCAACCCGCTGACCAGCAAAAAGCCCGAAAAAATTGTTGGAAGTTGGGCGAGATTGGCGTCGTGCCCCAGGGGGCAGGCCCCGAGGCGATCACGCCTCCTCTCGGTCAGCCAGCGCAGGGGCAGTTACTCTCCCGGATCGGCGTCCTTGGACATGGTGTCAACCAGCTTGCCCAGCGTGTCCATCATAAATTCTTGCGTGAGCACAAGATTTTGTGATTTCGCCATACCTAACGCGATTTCAATCACGTAGTGAACGAGAAGGGCACCGCCCTCGGCGGTTAACTGTAGCTGCTCGTAAGCTCTAGCCGCGCCAGGCGAAAAGACTAATTTTTCTTCTCCTTCGGCGGCCTGGGCCAGATCTAGTTGCAAGAATTTTCTCCGGCTTTCGCCACGATTTATGGCGTCGACAATGGCTAAGGCTCGCCGCATTCCTTCGATTTCCGGTTGCTTCATTGCTTGTCCTGATCGTTCAGCCATTCGCCGTACTCAGCGATTTGCGCTGCGATGGATTGACCTGTCGCTAGTTCAACCTTCTGCATCGCCCAATAAGCGATCTGCGCTGCCGACTGCGCCTTGAGGCCCTCCTGGCGATACGCCTCGAAAGTAATCGGCACGCTCGAAGCGTTACCTCCGGTTTTGTAGTCCTTAAGGTCGTCGACCATGTATTTCCAAACCGGCTGGCCGCTGTCGATTGCACCAATCATTGCGAGTGCTCGTCGGCGCGCATCAATTGCCTCCGGCGGTACTTTTTCAGTCACAATTAGGAGTCTAGGTGAGAGCAGGCCCAAAACGGGCGGTCAATGAGAGTGTTCTGCCGTTTAGGCCACGGTCGAGCGGTTCGGCACGGTTCGCCGCGTTCTGTACGAAGTACGTGACGGTGCCAAAGGGCACGGGCAGCGGTGGCCCGCTGAGGTTGCGACCGTGGCAGCGCGAGCTGGTCGGGTCGGTCCTCGACGCCGAAGTACAACCGCGCGTGGCGGGATGGTGTCTGCCGCGAGGGCAGGGCAAGAGCACTCTTGTCGCAGCGCTGGGTTTATACGAGCTGATGACCGGCGGCGACGGCGCGACCGTGATCGTGGCCGCCGTTGACGAGCGCCAGGCGGGCATCGTGTTCGGCCTCGCAGCTCGAATGGTCGAGCTGAACGGCGAGCTGGCGAGTCGTGTGCAGGTCTTCAAGGACCGGCTGGTGGTGCCATCGCGCGGCGCGTCGTTTACGTGTCTTCCGGCGTCACCGGCCGCGCTAGAGGGGTTGGACTACACGCTGGCAATCGTTGACGAAATCGGCCGTGTATTGCTTGAAACCTGGGAGGTAATTGCTCTCGCGCAAGGCAAGCGGGAACGCTCCACTCTCATCGGCATCGGGACACCGGGGCCGTCCGAGGACAACGTTTTAGCGCGGCTTAGGGCTTATTCGCTTGAGTATCCCGATGACGCTTCGCAGGTTTACCGGGAGCACAGCGCCGCTGGATTTGAGGACCATCCGGCGGATTGTGAACACTGTTGGGAGCTGGCTAATCCGGCTTTGGACGACTACTTGCACCGGGACGCGTTGCGGGCGTTGTTGCCACCGAAGTCGACCGAGGCGCACTTTCGGCGGGCACGGTTGTGTCAGTTCGTCGGGCCGATGGAGAACGCGCTGATCACTGCTGACGCGTGGGACAACCTCGGCACCGGCATGGCTATACCAGATGGTGCGGACGTGGTGCTTGCGGTGGACGCGAGCCTCCGTGACGACACCACGGCTATCACGGTGGGAACGGTTGCCAAGGTGCCGCACTTCGACAAGGCGGCCGTGTGGATCAACCCCGGTGATGAATCGTGGCGGGTTGACGTGCTCGCTGTCGAAGATGCGATTCGGCAGGCGTGCAAGCGGTGGAAAGTGCGCGAAGTCGCATACGACCCGTACTTGTTCACGCGATCCGCGCAAATACTCGCGGCCGAGGGTCTACCAATGGTGGAATTTCGCCAGTCCCCGGCCAGGCAAACGGCAGCAACTAATGACCTGCGCAATGCGCTTATCAACGCGCAGTTGACGCATTCGGGTGACGATGACCTACGGCGCCACGTACTCGCCGCCACCGTGCTAGAAACCGATAAAGGATTAAGGATTGCCAAGGCCGGCCGAAGTCGGCACGCCCCAAAAATCGACTTATGTACCGCGCTGATGATGGCGCATAGCCGGGCGACGTGGCTCGCTTCCCAAAAGAAACGCTATCGCTACGGCGGCGCGTAGAAAGACAAAACAACTGAATATGAGTTCTGACCTACTAGTGGAGCTATGTCACGCGCTCGACGCGCCCCAGCATCGCTATACGCAGTTAGATGCTTACGCCAGCGGTAAGCAACCGTTAGCGTATCTAAGCCCCGGCGCCAAGCTGGCGTTGCCGAAGCTAAGCCGCATTGTGTCGAACATCCCGCGACTTGCGGTCACTTCCCTTGCCGAGCGCCTGCGGATTACCGGCTTTAAAGGCGCCGATATTTGGGCCGATTGGTTGGCGAACGACCTTGACCAGACGGCGACGATTCTGCACCGGGAGGCGCTGCTGTTCGGCGACGCTTACGTGATCTGTTGGTCGCGGCCAGATGGTTCGCCGCTGGTCACGGTGGAGTCCCCGCGCCAAGTCGCGGTGATCAAAGACCCGGCCACGCGCGAAATCACATCGGCGGTCAAGCGTTGGACAACCAAGACGACGACCGAGGCGCGGGTATACCTGCCCGACCGAATCGAACACTGGCGCGCCGATACGACGGGCGCCGCTACTCCGGCCTTCTCATTGGTTGACACGCTGGACAACCCGCTAGAAACGGTTCCTGTCGTGAGCTTCTGTAACGCGGACCGGATTCTTGGGTGCGGGCATTCGGAGATTGACGACCTTATTCCGCTGGTGGACGGGCTGAATAAGACACTTGCTGACTTGGCGGTGGCGCAGGAATACACGGCGCGCCCGCGTCGGTGGGCAACGGGCATCGACCTCATGGAAGAGCCGGTGCTTGACGGCGACGGCAACCCGATCATTGAGGACGGCGAACCCTTGATGAAGGTTGTTAATCCGATTCCCGAGGACTGGCGCACCATGTTCTCCGAGAAGCCGGAATCAAAGTTCGGCCAGCTCGAAGGGGCGAACCTCGCGGGCTACCAAAACGCCGTGAATATCTGGCTCGGTCAAATCATGGCGGTATCGGCGCTTCCCGCGCACTTTGTCGGGATCACCACCGAGAACCCATCAAGCGCCGACGCGCTACGGGCCAGCGAAGCGTCGCTAACCGCCCGCGCCGAGGCGCGGCAAGCAGTTTTCGGCCGGTCCTGGGAGCGCGTGGCGCGACTCATGGCCGCCATTCGTGACGGCAATGACGCGGACTCGGTTGACGTGAAGGTGCAGTGGTGCGATCCGTCGTCACGCTCAGCAGCCGCCGACGCCGACGCGGTAACAAAGCTTGTCCAGGCGGGCATCCTGTCGAAGTCGGGCGCCCTACGGAAGCTCGGCTATTCCGAAAGCGACATTGAGCAAGAGCGCCAAGATACGGAGCTGGACGCGCAAGCGGGCGCGAATCCTGAGGTTTCCGTTGCTTACCGCAACTATGCGCAAATGCTGCTCACCAAAGACAAAAACGAGGGAAACATTCAATGAGTGAGGACACGCGGCCAGATGCCGCAGACGACACCCAAATCAACGCCGAGGCCGACGAAATCGGCGCGGCCAACACAGATACCGCTGATGCGGTTGAAAATGCGCCAGAAGCGCAATCAGGCGGCAATGCGGATGAATCCGCAGGCAACACCTTTCCGCGCACATACGTGGAGGAACTGCGTAAGGAATCAGCCAAGCACCGCGACCGGGCCAGACAGGCCGAGGAACGCGCCGACGCGCTCGCTCGACGGCTTCACGGCGAGCTTGTGCGGGCAACAGACAGGCTTGAGAATCCCGCCGATTTGGCTTACGACGCTGAGCATTTGGACGACCCAGAAAAGCTCAAGGCAGCACTCGACGCGCTGCTAAGCGACCGGCCTTATTTCCGTAGGCGCAAGGTAGCCGGAGATGCCGGCCAGGGTCCGCGCGGCAGCGGGCAGGCACCGTTTAGCCTGCTTGGCGCCATCAAGGGCACCGTCAATACTTAATTTACAAACACAACTGAATAACAATTTAATAGGGGTAAATAATGGCAATTGAAGTTACCGCCAATAATGGCACGCTTCTACAGTCGCAGGTTGCGGACCTTTTGGTTCAGCCGCTTGCGCAAGAATCAACGTTTCTGGCCGCTGGCCCGCAGATTTTCGACACCAACGACCAGCTCCGCATTCCGCGCCTGGCGTCAGGTGTGTCGGCGGGATTCGTAGGCGAGGGTGCGCAGATCAGCGACGGAGACGTGAGCTTTGACGAAGTGACACTGCTTCCGTCCACGCTTAAGTCACTAAAGGTGTTGGTTCGTTTCTCGAATGAAATGGCGCGACAGTCGGTGGTGGCGTTGGACGCGACGCTTAGGCAGACGCTTGTGACCAACGTCGCCGAAGCGCTGGACGCCGCGCTGTGGGATGGCGCGGGCACGTCGAACACCATTAAGGGCATCCTGCGGGCCACTGGCGTTGCTAACGGCACGCTGGATTTGACCGACGCTGACAGCCTGATTGACGGCCTGGCGACGGCGCAGGGCAATAAGGTCAGCCCGACGCATTGGGTGATGGCCGCCGCAAGCTTCGCGAAGATTCGCAAGTTGAAGGTCGGCACGGATGACAACCGCTACGTGATTGATCCGTCCACGATCCAGAACGGCACCGCGTTCCAACTGTTCGGGTTGCCGGTCATCATCACTGACAACATCCCGGCCGTGTCGACTAAGAACCGGGTGGCTCTGGTCGACTTCTCTAAGGTCGCCGTAGCGCGTGACGTTGACGCTGAGGTCAAGATTTTGGACCAAACGTGGGGCGACTACGACAGCGTTGGTATCCGAGTGGTGACCCGCTATGACGTTGGCCTGTTGCAGCCGAAGGCTGTGACGCTGCTGACTGAGGCTTAGTCGTGGCGGCGCCGACGGCATCTGAGCTTGGCGCGTTTGTCGGCCGTGAGCTTGATGGCGGGCAAGCTACGGCCGTGCTCGGCATCGTCTCCGCGATGGCGGCCAGCTATACGCGCGGTCAAGGCTATTCCGATGGCGAACCCAACACTGACGTGCGCGCGGTCATCCTGTCGGCGTCGGCACGGCTACTCGCGGACACGTCTCAGATCACTTCTGACGAATCAGTCGGCCCGTTCAGCGTGTCGTACCGAGCCGGATTTGATGGCTGGTCGGTGGCAGAGCTGGCGGTGCTCGACAGGTACCGCGTACGCGCTCTGTAGAAGCAAAGAAGACTTGCCGTACAAGGGAAGTGCGGTAAGCGGCAGGGCGCCCCCGCGTGGTGTGTACCTATCGCAACCGCCGGGGCAATCCGTCTCGGCGGTCGTAAACAAAACGTCACTGTCGCCAACTGGCGAACCGACGAAGCGTTTGCGGCTGACACAAAAGTGTGTCAATGACGGCGCTCATCGAAAATCCCCGGCTGTGCTCGCCGAAATTCCTCACCTGTGAGCAGCGGTCAGTGTAGTTGTTGGCGGGTGCCGGTGGTGGTTCGGCGCAGGGTTTCCGCGGCGGCGTGGTGGTCGCGTAGGCGGTAGGACTCGCCGTCGAGGTTGATGACCACGGAGCGGTGCAGTAGGCGGTCGAGCATGGCGGCGGCCACGGTTGTGTCGCCGAGGATTTCACCCCAGGCGCCCACCCCGCGGTTAGTCGTGATGACGATGCTGGTCTTCAAATAACGTTGAGAGACAACCTGAAACAACGCCGAGGCGGCTTCAGCGGGCAGCGGTAAGTACCCCAGTTCATCTATCACCAAGAGAGTGGGGCCGGCGTAGAAGCGCATGGTGGTGGCCCAGCGTCCCTCAATTGCGGCGCGGTGGCAGCGGGCCGCCAGATCAGCAGCGGTGGTGAAGTAGGTTCGATAGCCGGCATGGGCTGCAGCCCTTGCCAATCCGACCGACAAGTGCGTCTTTCCAGTACCCGGCGGACCGATGAGCAAGATGTTGGTCGCCGATTCCAGGTAGCGGCAGGTGCCCAACTCATCGATGAGCTTGCGGTCGATCCCGGCGGCGGCATCGACATCGAAGTCGGCCAGGGTGGCTGGGGTGGGTAGGCAGGCGAAGCGCAACCGGCCAGCCAGCCGGCGGGCGGTGCTGGCCTGGACTTCGACGGCCAGCAGCCGCTCCAATGCAACGGTCAGTGACAGGTTCTCGACGGTCGCCTGGTCGAGCACCGCCGGTAGGGCTTCGGCGGCCGCGGCCAGTTTGAGCTCGGCCAAGTGCGATCGCAGCTGCTGATACCGGCTCGCCGCCGCCGACGACGATTCCGTGTTCGTAGTGGTGGTCTTCGGGGTGCGTGGAGTGGTGGTCAT